CAAAATCATTAATAGTGAACAGAACTTCAATATTACTACCAGCCATAGCTGGTTGGTACTTAACATCATTACCTAAAATACAAGCACCTCTAAAAGAAAACCGAGTAAAGACAAAATTATCTTCCTCGTTATCATAACCATCATAAGATTCTTCTCCGTCATCATAAATTTCCATCGAATGGTCTTTAATGACATCTCTATTTATAATTTTTGAACCTTTTAAAAAATTCCACACAACACCATCAACAACAAGATATTCTCTCTCTACACCAGAACCATCGTCTTTGATTTCAAAATGTGCATTGTTTTCATCGCTTGATAAAATAACCCCATAAGCCGAACCAATGTATTCTCTATGTAGACCATTTTCATCTTTAACAAGAACATATCTATGATTACTAAAATCATCTTCGCCATTACTATTTTTTTCAATAAATCCTAATATTGGAATATAAGCAAGCGATGGAATAGCTTTCTCAATAACATCTTTTTCAAATATAGAACCATTGGCGTTCAAGCCTGTATGCATCAAAGTTATACGAACTCTAGTAAATCTCTTATCGTCTTGTGAATATTCTGCAATTTTTTCAAATTCAACAGGGATTGATAACTTAGATATATCAACAGTTTTTATCCCCGTTTTCATTTCGTCAGCCACAACAACCCCTCCTATCTATCATTCTTTTCATTATCTGCTGTCTTTTCACCCTCTTCGCTAAGCAACTCGCCATTATCAGAATTAGCAGGTCTACCAGCTTCCTTATTACTTTGTGTGTAAGTAGAAGACAAGGGGATAAAATTTTCAGCAAAATTAAAAATTTGTTTAGACATAATAAAAGACCCCTGCACAACAGAAGGGGTCAATCCAAGAGAAGCCAACCATCTTTCAATTCCAACGCCGAGAGTAGTCGCTTCTTTATATTTTTTTGTAACAGTATCGTTATTAAAAATAGTTACATCTAATAGAGTAAATTTAAATTTGAATTTTGGTTTATTAAACTTGTGCAACTTAATATATCTATTAGCCCATCTTTCAATTTGTCTATATATACCATAAACAAACCCTGATGTGTTCTCAACAGAAATCATTACAGCCGTTCCACTTGCAGAACCATTAAAGAACTCTTGCGTTTCACCAGCAGAGTTATACAATTCATCTACGGCATCAGATACGTTATTTCTAGTATTACTCGAATCTTTAAAACTAATTGCTTCACCAGTAGAACCTAAAGTATGAATCAATGCAATATCATCACTCATATTTTCTCTATTAATATCTGCAAAAACCCCAAGAGTTTCAGGAGTAAGCAAAGGTTTATCTACAGTCTTTTCATCTATTGGAACTTTAACCATAATAGCTTTATAATTATCAGTTCTTGCAGATTGTAATTTCAATTTTTTAAATACATCTAAATCAAGCAAATCTTTAACCAAACCAATAAGCAAAGGGAAGGGGTATTCCCATTGAGTGTTTAACTTTAAACAAATTTGTTTTTCAGATGGTGGCGTATACCATCCATTAAAATAATCTTTACCGTCATGATAATCAACACAAGCCTGTTGAACATAATCAGGATAAGAACCAAGATAACGAGGATTTATGGCGTTAAGATTTATTTCAAAATTAAACAAACCATCTTGTACTTGATGAATACGATACACCTGATGAGGCACTTCCTTTAAATAAAAAGTTGAATTTACCCCAGACCAGTCCTCAACAACTAAACCGCAATAACAATCTTTATAAGGTATAATTTTCATAACTTTACTAAACTCATGAGAAATGTGCATATCTTCAAATCGTTTAGAAAGATTATTATAAATTTTTGTTAAATTATCAATTTTAACATCGGATTCAACGCCATATAAATCTATCCACCAACAAAATTTTGCCATATTACTATATACAGTATTCAATCTATAATAATGAGGCGAACGGCGCATCAATAAATTAGAAACAGTTAATAAAATTTTCCAATGAATTTCAGGATGTTCAAGAGCTGTACGAATATCTTTTAATTTAATACCACCTATAGAATGATCATTAAGAATTTCTGTATTAACACATAAATCATTTACCATTAGTCTACTAAACGAAGACCAATCAATTTGTTTTTTTTTAATTGATTCAGAAAAAACTTTTTCGTCTTCGTCATGTTGTTCTTTGGTATAAATAGGTACAACTACCTGTTTTATGTTATTTGTTTTATTGTCTTGACTCAAATTGCCCTCACCTCCTTAATACATATTAGGTCTATGATTTAATTTACGCATACCTTCAGCGTAATCTTTCATTGTAAACGATTTTGTATCTCGCAAATTCTGACGTTCGAGTTCACATTGAACCCAATAATTATAAGCTAACGAACTATATCTATCCTTACGCATACCAGATTTTTCAATTATTTTAACATCAGAACCATTGATTTTACCTTCAAGATTAACCAATTCTCGTCTTGTTAGATCTGAATAATAAAACGGCAATTTATATCGCGTCTGTTGATTAGAAGGCATTTTTTTGTAACCTCTAAGTTTATCTCTTAAATTAACCTCCGCTTCTTGTTCAGAAATAGGAAGACTAATATTTTCGTTTTTAAAACCTATTCTCAGACTTTTTGCAATATCAGAATTAAATTTTGCAGAAGCCTTAATAGACCAAATAACTTTTGGTGCTTTAGGATCTTTACATCTATCAGCCATAGCATCATCATTACAACAAGATAAAGCAGGATAAATCTGACCTGTTTCATAATCAACCATATCCTGAACTAATAAATCATAAACACCCATACCATTACCATTAGCATCTATAACAAGATCGGTACATTTATATAAATCAAAAAGTCTGCGTACAACCAATGCTAACTCATTAGTAAGCAGACCTTCATAAGTATCTAACCATATAATATTTGCTTGATATTTATTTTGATTTGTAGGTATAGCTCTATTAATAAATAACGAAGCAGCATCATTTTTATGTCGCTTGGAAGCCATTAACGCTATATCTATTGATAATATTCTTCGTTCATTATCAACCAAATCAGGTATTTCAATATCTTTTGCTCGGCTAAAGGGATATACAACCGATTGTAATTTCATACAATTTGAAATGTCATCAAATGAAAAAAAGGCTTCGTCATTTGTACCGTAAGGCATACACCCCATTTCCATATCCCAAGACATTTCATCAAAATCAGTTTCAGACATTTCATCTTCTATTTCACTACGCTTTTTTAATTTAGACATTACAGCCATTTGATAAGGAAGAGCGCAGATAAAATATCCTTTTCTACCACCAAGTAAATTAACTGTATATGCTTTTGATTTATCATAAGACCAGTGACTTTTATACCACGCTGAACTCATGTATATATCAACATTGCTTTCTAACAAATCTTCATTATCTCTATACTTAGGCAAATCCAGATAATGAGGATGACGAGGATCACCAAGAAATCTTTTTAATACCGTATTTAAAACTTTCAAATCAACTAACCTAAACTCGTCAATAACAAGTACATTAGCTCTTTCACCACGACCACTATCCGTAGCGGTATCAACTCTAATCCAAGAATGATTGCGAAAGTAAATAATAGCTTCGTTTTCGCTAATCTTTATTTTATCTGTCAAAATTTCTCGTTTGAGATTTTCCGATCCCCATCCGTACTTTACCATAAAGTCTTCAGTAATCTTACGAAGTACTTTATTACCTTGCGCTCTCACACTACACGCAACAGAAATTTTTGTGTTAGGGAACAAAATACAACGACATACACAAAAAAGGGCGGTAAGCCACGATTTGCCAAGGCTCCTACACGCCCAAAAAATAAAATGATTTGAGTGCATCATTGCATATAATAAAAACTTTTGAAATAACTTTAAGGTAATATTCAAATAATCTTTTACAAATCTTTGTGGATTTTCTCGATAATATGCAGCTCGTTTTGCTACCGTTCTCATACGTCTTTCAGCTTTATCATTAGGCAATACACTCTTTTTCTTTGTTATAATCATATTTATTCCTCCTTATCGGAGACAACATTTCCAAAGAGAGTATCAAAAATAACTTCGCTATCATCCATGCTTTCTTCATCATCACTATCTAATTTCTTAGATGGTTTTGTAACAGTAAAGCGTTTCATATACTCTTCGTAATACTTTGAAACACCATTTTTCAAACCCATAAACTTAGCTAAATGCCCTCTGAAAAATACATCCAAAAATAATCCTATTTTATCAACATCTTTTAATTCCTCATCAACTTCTGGTATTGGATCATGATTTTCCCATTCTTCAATCAAAGTACCAAATGTTTGAGAATCAGATACCGTTTCACCCTTATTCTGTTTGGGTTGTAATTTACCTGTATCAAGTAAATCTTTAAAAGTTTTATCTAAATCTTTTGTATCATCGCCATTAATATTAGCCTTGTGAGCTTTTAACCTATTAAAACATAATGCCTTAAATATTTCTTCCTGAGATTTGGTAGTACATTCATGTCTAGAAGTCCAGTCATTATATTGTTCTAACAAGAACAAATAATCCGTATTTGCAAATCCAGCACCAAATATTTTTTTTGCTTTTGCAATTTCTTCTTGCTCGTCTATATCAACAGGAGATACCATAGGAATCCCCTGTTTGTTAGAAATATCTTTTAAATTTTCATCAAGAGTAGAATTATAATTCCTTTTACGATATTGATACATCTTTGAATGTTTAATAAAATACGTTATAAACTTCAAATCAGAACCTTCATATCTACCCAAATCTTTGTTATACTCTTTTTCTGCACTATCAAAAATTCTATCACTATAATATAAATCCAATACCATACTAAGTCTTTGCGCAGCTCTTCTATCAGGCGAAGTATATTGTTTTTCGGTAAATTCATCAACATAACCCTGATACATTTTACAAATACATTCTTTACAATAAGGTATTTTACAATATGCTCTATATTGTAAGCTGTCTGAACCATAGTAATTATCAATATAATCTTCTTTGCCACAACACAAACAAGTGATTTTTTTAAGTTTTAATATTGGTTTTATCTCTTCAAGTGGTCTATTACCCATAACAATATTCACCACCTTTTACACTTTTCTTTTTTATATAAAAACAATACAAAGTATACTGTTTTAACTATTAAAATATAAACTTTATAAAAATAGCCGCCTATACAATTGCATAGGCGGCAAAATTAACTATTTGGTAGGCGTACTATCCTCCTACATCTCTCGGATATATTTTATCCTGTCGTACCATCGGCGTGTGGTCAGTACGAAATCTACCACCTCAAATAGTTTTCATAAAATATTATTAGTCTATCGTAGTTATAATAATATTTTTTAAACCTTTATCTTTATCCCATAAAAAAGATTGACATCTTTTAACCGCACCAACATAACCATTAACACTATGCCATAAATCTATACCAGTAAAAGAAGATAAATTTCTAAATATTATTCCATTTGCTTCTCTCGTTTGTTCGCTATGTAAATGCCCCATATGAACCTCATGATATAATGTGCGCCCCCAAGCCTCTCTTGCTTCAATCTGCATAAGCCCATCAATACGCTTTTTTTCTTTATCTCCATGTGTAAAACCTAAAAGGACTTTACCAAATTCTACATATTTTCTTGGATGTGTACTTGTGTTCACAATAATATTCTCATTATTATGAAAATAACAATCCAATGCACAGATAGCATGATACGAAGAAAGAAAATCATGATTACCATTAACACAGAACACTTCAACAGGAGCGATTTGAGACAATTTAATAATATTTTCAATTAAACATTGAATCCCATATTTAAAAATTAATTGAGGACTTAAATCACAACTTTGAGATGTTCCAGCAGTAGTTTGAGAAAAATTGTTGTCAATATTAAAAAAATCACTACCAATAGGAAAAATTATTTTTTCAATGTTTATTCCTTGCACTCTATCAATAATATCATCTATTACATAATCAAATCTTTGTTTTGCAAGATTATAATTATAAGGTTCAGCTACATCTTCTGATAAACTTAACTTTCCAAAATGTACATCTTCAATTGGAATTTCAAGCATTAAGCCGCTATGATTTATAAGTTTCTTTTTGATGATAGGTCTAACATCATTATTTAGCAATTCTTTATATAAAGATTTTACTATTTCAAAATTAATATTTTTTCTTGGTTTAACAGTAATATAACTAGCATATAAAGTGCGAACATCAGTAGTATACACTGGCTTGCCTTTATCTGTATACTGATCAACCAATTTACCATCTTGATCAATTTTATTAACAACTTTACTAACCACTTGTCTTACAGTGTTACGACAACTTGCCAATTCCCAAGTTTCAACATCGAATCCATGTGCCTTTAAAACAAATTCAGGATTTTTAGCTTCTTCTTCTGTCATCTTCAAAAGCATAGAACTTGACATACTACCATCTTTATTAAAAGTAATATCCTTATTTTTTGATAATTCATCTGATGTATCGTCAATGGTTTTATTAGCATATTCTTTCATATACTTAGCAACAAAAGCACCGCTAAATATACTATTACTTACTCTACGAAGACTATCAGCCACCATCGGCAAATTAAACCTTTGAATTATTTCGTTCCAATCAA